CCATACAGATGAATGGCGAGGTAATACCTTGCTCTGCACGGTCCATTATTGTCTGTATCTGCAACATTGCTTTTCTTTTCCCTATGAAAATTACACTTTGTGTAAATCTATAAATCTGATTTTTTGAGATTTTCCCGGGAGGAATTTGTCAAACCATCACGCTCCACCAAAACACGCGCCCGATGACCGACAGGTCGTCTAGGCTCGCTTCTTCGTCAGGATATTCCGACTGGTTGTAGCTTCTGATTCTGACCTTGTTTTCGGGCAGCTTGTGCAAAATCTTAGTTCTCAAAAGTCCGCCGTGATTGATGGCGTAAATCTGCCCATCACGAATATTCTTGCTGCCGGTATCAATGCCCAATGTCGCACCGCTCGGAAATACCGGCTCCATGCTATCCCCATCGGCCATCACGCAGACTACGTTTTCAGGGCTGATACCGTGTTTCCTGAGCGTGTTGCGCGAAAATCTCAACTTGTAGCCGTTGTAGTCCTCTATATCGTCCGCAAAGCCGTTCCCGGCTGATAGCTTAATTTCTTTGTACAGTGGGGCTTCACAATCATCTTCAGACAACGGCGTGTCGTTGTCCCATTCGTCTATTTTTCCAAGTGGCTTGGCATTTGATTCAAGTCGGCTGGCAGTTTCTTTGCTATCAAGCCAGCCGCGCGATAGAGATAGTACGTCCTCAATGTGAGCCGCCGCGCCATTGCCTATATTCCGATAGCCATTAAACCACTGGTTAACCTGTGCCGGTGCTTTTCCGATGGCTCGGGCAAACTCTGCCTGACTGCCATTAAACCGTTTTTCAATCAATTCTTTCACTTTATCAAGTCTGCTCATTTCTTTACTCCCAGCTAAATCAATGTTTTAAATTATAAAGCAACGCTATATATAACAATGCTACTATTTTGCTTGTTTTTTGAAAATAGCTTTGCTATACTATTGCTAAATTGAATATAGCAAGGTTGAAATATGAACTTAATTGAATATTGCGCTATTCGCGGGAATCAATCTTACTTGGCAAAGAAAACGGGGATTTCACCGGCATTCATCAATCAGATTGCGCGAGGCGTTAGAAGTGTTCCTGTCCAGTCGGCGGCATTGATTGAAAAGGCAACGAAAGGCGAAGTAACACGACAGGAAATGTTTCCAGATGACTGGGAAAAGATTTGGCCTGAGTTGGCAAGAAAAGGCGCAAAAAGTAAATAACCAAAAGAAAAGCCCGCACGAGGCGGGCAATCCCCCTGAATTGCGAGGAAACGATTCAGGTAACAGGAAAGGCGATTATGAACCAAAAACAAACGCAATGCAAGAAGATTGTCGATTACATCCGCGCAAACGGACATATCACGTCTTTGGAAGCGGCAAAACATTTGAATATCACGCAGTTATGCTCTCGGATTATCGACTTGGAAAGCAGGGGTTTTGTTTTCAACAAGCCGAAATTCAAGGTCGGTAACTGTAAAAATCTGGTCGCCCATTACTCAATAGCCAGGTCAGGAATTGAACCATGAATGAATTTATCCCAAACAGTTTTCAGATTGCAAACTCGGTTATCGATGAATACCTGTCGCAGATGAGCGGGAACGCCCTTAAATGCTACATCTTGATTGTCAGAAAAACAAGGGGCTGGCAGAAAACACATGACAGCCTATCAATTTCGCAGATTCAAAAAGCGACCGGAATCAAGTCAGAGGAAACGGTCGAGAAAGCTATTAACGAACTGGTCGAATTAGGGCTGATTGGCAAGCAAAGCAGAGTCGGATTGCCGAACGTATATTTTTTAATTTCAGACCCCAAAAAAGGGGGAACACCACCCCCAAAAAATGGGGTACCCCCAAAAAATGGGGTACCCCAAAAAAATGGGGGAACACCACCCCAAAAAAATAGGGTAGGACCACCCCTAAAAAATGGGGGTCACATAAATACAAAATACAAAAAACAAATATCTACTAACGTAGATATTAATACAGCGCGCGAGGAAACAGCGAAAAAACCGACCAAACACGAAGCCGATTTGGCACTGTTGGCAGAACATGGAATTGCCGGGCAAATCGCTGAAGACTTTTTGACAATCCGCAAAGCAAAACGGCAGCCGCTGACAGAAACGGCTATGCGCCTGATTGCATCGGACGCGGAGAAATGCGGGATGACGGCGGCGCAAGCGGTGGAATACGCCATCGGCAACGGCTGGGGCAGTTTCAGGGCTGAATGGCTGAAAAACAAAACATTCGGCAGGTCTGTAAATCGTGGCGGTCTGACGCACATCCAAACCGCCGATGTCATGGACGGCAGAAAGTACGGCGACGCGCCGACGACTGATTTTTAGGGGATTTGGAAATGGCTTTGAAAAGCGCATCTGATTTTTTGAAAAGCTACGGCGGAGTAAAAACCGAACAACGGCAATGCGCCGAACATGGCGAATACACGTCAAAAAGCATTTTCCGCGGCGTGTGGACCGGCTGCCCTGTCTGCCAAAAGCTGAAAGCGGCGGACGAGATGGCGGCATACGCGGAAACGCTGCGCCGAGAAGCGAAACGCGACGAACTGTCAAAACGAATCGGGCGATCAGGCATTGCAGAACGGTTTAAAAATTGCCGAATTGAAAATTATGCCGTCGATGACTCGGTACCGGGAATGGCAAGGGCAAAAGCCGCCGCCGCCGACTATGCGGAAAACTTCGAGGACGTTTTGCAGACCGGGCGGAACATGATTTTTTCGGGTAAGCGCGGTACGGGGAAAAACCATCTCGCTTGCGGCATTGCCCACAAAATCATCGGCGACGGGAAAAGCGCGATTGTGATCACGGTAGGCGATATGTTGCAGACGGTCAAAGACAGCTTTAACGGCGGCAGCGAGAAAGAGGCGGTCAGCGTGTTTGTAAAACCTGATTTGCTGGTGCTGGATGAATTTGGGGCGGGGAATCTGTCTGAAACGGATGGTCGGATTTTGTTTTCGGTCATCAACGGGCGATATGAGCGGCTTATGCCGACGCTGGTTTTAACCAATCTATCCCCCGAAGAATTTCGGCAGAACGTTGACGCGCGCATTAGAGACAGGCTGCGTGATGGCGGCGGGAAATTAATACCGTTTGACTGGGGCAGTTATCGTGCGTAAGTCATGTTACCACTGCCTGCACGCAGATTTTAAAGCTGAATCAAACAGCACTATGCGCGGGTTTGCGAAATGCGCAAAGGCGCGAAATACAGAGGAGCGGGCGAAGTATTACTTCGGAGGCTACGAGTGCGACAAAGGTAAATTTGAAGCCGCGCCGGCTGAAACGATGGCAAAGAGAAGTGAAATTTTTGAAAAATGGAGAACGCGAAAATGAATAAAGTGTGTGCTAGGTGCGGCGAAGAAAAGCCGTTGAGCGAGTATCACAAAAGCGGCTTGGATGCCTATGGGAATAGTATGTTTAAGTCCAAATACAAAGACTGTTGCAGCATAGAGGGTAGATATTACCGAGAAAGAAACAAAGAAATCCTGAAACAAAAGCGGGATGAATTGAGAACTGGGAAAGTGGTTGATATATGCGCTGAAATGCGCGAAGCCGCACGAAAGGCAAATCAGGCATTCCTGCTTTTAAGCCCTGCCTACTGGAACACGGGCGCGGCTAAACGAGTTTACGAAGAATTGGGGTTGAAATGGACGTTTTAAGTTTGCCCTACCCTATCAGCACTAACCGTTATTGGCGGACGTTCAGAAACCGCCAAATCGTCAGCAAAGAAGCGGTGGCGTACAAGGCGTGGGTTGCGGAAATAGCAAGGCAAGAAGGAATAACTCCGACAGATAAATTGGTTAAGTTATCCATTTTGGTGGTGCCGAAAGCAAAAAAGGATGGGACGGCAAGTAAAGTCTGTGTTGATTTAGATAACGCGTTGAAAGTGGTGATTGATGCTTTACAAGGGGTAGCTTACCACAACGACAAGCAAGTCAGACGTCTTGTAGATGTTGGCTATGCAGATTGGGCGGTCGCAGGCGGCGGCCTGGTGGTAAAGGTTGAGGAGTTGGAATGAGCAGGGATGAATTAAGACAGTTGGCATTTCTCTACCGATTTTATGACGAAATTATGAATGAGCGAAGCGCGCTTAAATCAACACTGAAAAACCGCGCCAAAAGAAAAAGGAAAAAGAAATGAGCGCAATACGCAACGCCGCCAAAGGCGAGCAATGCACACTAAACATCGCGGGGGTGTGCAATTACAACCCTGAAACCGTTGTCTTTTGCCATTTTCCAAGCGAGACGCAAGGCATGGGGCTGAAAAGCGATGATTTAAGCGGCGGATTTGGGTGTAACGCCTGTCATGACGTGATAGATGGGCGGTCGCATATCAAGTTGAGTAAAGAGGACAAGGAATTTTATATGCGGCGGTCGCAATTCCGTACGATGGGCCGCCTTGTGGATTTGGAGATTATCAACGTGAAAGGTCGTCTGAAATGAACGAAGCGAAATTCACACTGACTCCGCAAAATGCGCGCGGCGTCATGCGGTCGATTTGGGACAACCTGAACGGGTGGTTTGAAAACGGTAATTTAGATATCACGATCCGACCGCACAAATCCAAACGCAGTATCGAGCAAAACCGCCGCCTTTGGAAAATTTACGGGGAATTAGCAGATAAAGCATGGGTAAACGGCAGGCGGTACAGCGCGGAAACGTGGCACGAGTATTGTAAGGGTGTGTTGCTTGGCTTTGATATTAAAGCCATGCCTGACGGGACAGAAGTCAAAACGCCGATAAGCACGACGACGCTTAATACGGCTGAAATGACGGACTATCAAAACCGCTTGCAGGCGTGGGCGGCCGGGGAATTTGGAATAATTTGGGAGTTTTAATGTATAAAAACGTGGAACAAGTCTTACGGGATGTTTATAAAATTCAAGGTGTGCGAATGGAGCCGTTAAACAACACGGCGTCCGTCTGTGCTTGGTGCGAAAGCAGGGGCGTGATGGGCGGCGGTGGAGAATTAACGCAGGCCGAAACCCACGCGAACGCTGCGATGATTATCAGCCGTATCGAGCGCATATTGAACCGCTACGAGTTGGCAGCAGTAGAGTGCAAATACAGTGCGGATTTGATCGGTATTATCGACCTGACGGCATACATCGAGGAGCAAAACAACGGCGTGAATCTTCTGTTATGCGACGCGATTCTATCCAACCTGTTCACGGGATGCCCAAAACAGACAAATATTATGGACAGGTATGATGTGTCAAAAGCAACAGTATGGCGGCAACAAAAAAAAGTCAGTCAAATCATCGCTCGATTAGAAGAGACCGCGCAAATAAAACTCTATGACGAGTTTAAACGCTGTGGCATAATTTCATAACCCACATTACTACACAAAAAGGATGAAAAATGAAGAATCTGATTCTTGCTGTTGTTGTCGCTACCGGACTGGCAGGATGCGCGGCGGCGATTGAGCCGAATCAACAGCAGTTAGCGGCTGCGACATATCCAGACCCGATACCGCCTAGTCAGTTTGAGAAAGCGATAAAAGAATGGGCGGTCGATAATCTTGTTGACCCTGATTCTATGAATATTCGCAGTGTTGACACAACACCAGCGCGTAAAGGGTGGATTGCGGTTTGTGCAAAAATTGACCCATCAATGGGTAATTGCATGACGCGTATGTTTTACTTTGGTCATATCTTCAACGCGCGTATTAATGCAAAAAATCAGCATGGTGGATATACGGGCTTTAAGGACTACGCCTTTGTTGTGCGCGGCGACCAAATCAGCTATGGCGTTGAAACTGAGAAAATTTCTAATATGAAATTGTTCTAACATATTGACTGCGTGAAACCTTTTAGATACAATTATGATATAGTTTGGAAATAGCTATATAAACCGCCTTTATTGGGCGGTTTTTGCGTTTTCAGACGGCCTGAATTTCAGGTTTTCTAGCCATGCCATAACTGGCAAACGGCAAAAGGGGCGGCCTAGCCGTTGAGGAAGATGACGCGGACGCTTCCAAATAAACAGGGGGTCGCGCCCCACTCTCCTTGTTGGTCTCTGTAAAAAACGCGGAGCAAGTGAAATGCGTTTGCCCGGCCTAATGGTCGCCTGCCAAGACAGGCTGTAAAGCGGTTCTTGCACATAGCCCCTGCCGTTATCGGTATGGGGCTATCCCTTTTATGTTGCTGTGTTTACACTCCTTGCCGTCTAAATTCTGATTAGGGTCGGAATTGGGCGGCTTTCTTTTTCTGAGAGGTTCGATATGAGCGAGAAAGAAAAACGCCCTATCGGGCGTCCGACGAAGTACAAGCCTGAGTATGCTACACAGGCGCAGAAGTTGTGCTTATTAGGTGCAACGGATGATGATATGGCTGATTTTTTTGATGTGGACGAAGCTACAATCAACCGATGGAAACATGATTTCCCAGAGTTTTGCGAGTCCGTAAAAAAAGGGAAGATGTTGGCGGATGCAAATGTCGCTGACCGGCTGTATCAGCGTGCTATGGGCTATGAAGCTCCTGATGTAGATATTCGTGTGGTTGGCGGGGAAATTATTCAAACCCCGCTAACGAAATATTACCCGCCTGACACGCCTGCTGCTATTTTTTGGCTGAAGAATCGCCAACGTGGGAAATGGAGCGATAAATCGGAGCTTGACGTTAAATCGAGCGATGGCAGCATGACGCCGACGGTACGCTTAGATGCTGAAGAATATCGCAAGATAGCTGAAGACGTTTTGAAAAAGATTTAGCATAAAATGCTAATCCTTTAGACGGCTGGAATGCCATTTTTGATTAATCTTCCAATGGAATTTAAAATAAAATGGCATTACAGCAATTTGACGAAAAAGAAATATCGGTCATTCGTGATTTTTGCTCGCTCGATTTGTACACATTCACGCGCTGGATGTTTCGAGAGCGGCGCGGTTATCAATGGACGCAGGCGAAGCATCATGAGTTGATATGCGACGCGTTGATGCGTGTTTTCAATGGCGAAACGAAACGCCTGATTATCAACATTCCGCCGCGATACTCTAAGACAGAGATAGCGGTTGTGAACTTTATCGCATGGGCGATGGGACGCGTACCGGACAGCGAGTTTATCCATGCGAGCTATTCGGCGACACTGGCGGTCAATAACTCAGTGCAAATCCGAAACCTGTTACAGCACGAAGAATACCGGGCAATATTCCCCGGGGTGGAACTTGCAAGCGAGAGCAGCCATCACTGGAAGACGACCGCGGGCGGTGTGATGTATGCAACAGGTACAGGCGGTACGATTACAGGTTTCGGCGCGGGTAAGCACCGTGAGGGTTTTGGCGGTTGTATCATCATTGACGACCCGCACAAGGCTGACGAGGCCCGAAGCGAGGTTAGACGGCAGAACGTTATTGACTGGTTTCAAAACACGCTGGAATCACGGAAAAACAGCCCCGAAACGCCGATTATCCTCATTATGCAACGGTTGCACGAGAATGACTTGGCAGGCTGGCTGCTTGATGGCGGCAACGGCGAAGAGTGGGAGCATCTTTGCTTGCCAGTTATTCAAGACGACGGTACGGCGTTGTGGCCTGAAAAGCACGACATCGAGACACTGCGACGAATGGAGCAAGCCGCGCCGTATGTGTTTGCCGGGCAATATCTGCAACGCCCTGCCCCGCCCGATGGCGGTACGTTTAAACCTGACAATCTGCAATTTGTGAAAGCCCTGCCCGCTGGGAATATCCGATGGGTACGCGGATGGGACTTGGCGTCCACTGCGAACGACGGCGACTACACAGCAGGCGGCAGGCTTGGTGTTACGGAAGACGGGCGGTACATCATCGCCAACGTCGTGCGCGGTCAGTATGGCGCGGATGAGCGGGATAGAATTTTGAAAAACACGGCGCAAAAAGACGGCGTGAAAACGAAAGTGTCCATCCCTCAAGACCCTGGGCAAGCTGGTAAATCGCAAACCTTATATCTAACCCGTCAGTTGGCGGGTTTTTCTGTGTCTGCCAGCCCCGAATCGGGCGACAAAGTTACACGCGCCGAGCCGTTCGCCGCTCAAGTCAACATCGGTAATGTGATGGTGCTGGATGACGGCACATGGGATACAGATGCGCTGATTGCGGAAATGCGGATGTTCCCGAACGGGCAGCATGACGACCAAATCGACTGCTTGAGCCGTGCATTTAGCGAGCTACTGGACACCCGAACGGGCATGATTGATTACCTGCGTTCGCAGGTTGAGGCAAACAAATGAGTAAAAAGACACCATTATCACAGGGCTTTATTGCCCGCGTTGCCGCCGGTGTCCGTTACGCCTTTACCGGCAACGCGGACGGGTGGTTTGACGCGGGCGAGCCTTTAGCCCCTGTTGCACAACAGGCAGAGGGTCGGCGGTTTGATTATGAGCCGTTTTACAACGTAGGGCATTCCAAGCCGCGCGAACGTGAGGCGATAGGCTTTGCACAATTACGCGCGCTTGCCGATAACTACGATGTGTTGCGCTTGGTAATCGAAAAGCGCAAAGACCAGATGGAATGCCTGAAATGGACAATCCAAAAGCGCGATATTGCGTCAACGGCAAACAACGAATCGCAGCGCAAAGACCGAAAGGTCGATGAAGCCATTGCGTTTTTCCAGTCGCCTGACAAAGAACACACTTGGGCGGACTGGCTGCGCATCTTACTGGAAGACCTGTTTGTTATTGATGCGCCGTGTATCTACCCACGCAAAACACTGGGCGGCGACTTGTACGCCCTTGAAGTGATAGACGGCGCAACGATTAAGCGTGTGTTGGATAATACGGGTCGTCTGCCTTTGCCGCCTGAAACGGCGTATCAGCAAATCTTGCACGGTATGGCGGCGGTTGATTACACGGCGGACGAATTGATTTACCGCTCACGCAACAATCGAAGCTACAAGGTTTATGGCTATTCGCCTGTTGAGCAAATCATCATGACTGTGAATATCGCCTTAAAACGGCAGATTCACGCGCTTGAGTATTACACGGCGGGCAGCGTTCCCGATGCTTTGGTCGGCGTGCCTGAATCGTGGCCGGTTGACGACATTCAACGATTCCAAGAGTATTGGGATTTGTTGTTGTCAGGCGAGACGGCAGAGCGGCGAAAAATGCGTTTCGTGCCGGGCGAGTTAGCCAGAAACTTTAAGGAGACAAAGCAGCCGCCATTAAAGGACGTTTACGACGAATGGCTTGCCCGTGTCGTCTGCTTTGCGTTTAGCGTCGAGCCTACCCCATTCGTGGCGCAGGTAAATCGCAGCGTAGCAGAGACGAGCCGCGAACAATCGTTGTCCGACGGCATGAGTAGCCTGAAGAACTGGGTAAAAGCCCTGATTGATGACGTGCTTGCCCGCTACATGGATATGGCGGCGTATGAGTTTGTTTGGAAGGAAGAGGAATCACTCAACCCGAAAGAACAGGCAGAAATCTACGCCATCTACAAAAACGCAGGCATTCTGACCGCTGACGAAATCCGCGCCGAACTGGGCAAAGAGCTGTTGCCGGAACAAGAACAGCCTGACCCGAATAAGCAAGACGGCCAACAGCCTGAAGAACAGCCGAACCAAGAGGCTGAAAAACTGGGAAAGTCGGAAAGCCCAATGAGCGAAGCCGAAGCCGCCGCGCTTATTGAGGCTTATTTGCTGACGCGTGTGGACGGCTTGGCGGAACAAATCGCCGCGCTGATTGATGGTGCTGCTGTTGACTGGCAGGCGGACGACCTGACCGCCGAGCTAAACCGAGTGGCGAAAATCGTTACCGACGGTTTGGATTTTGGCGACTGGGCGGGCTTGTCCGATGTGGTCGAGCCAATAATCAGACGCGCGGCGGAAGATGGGGCGGTTGCTGCTTTGTTGCAGGTTATGCCCGACCCTGCTGTCGGCATGGTTACGAATATTCGCAGTCGTGCCGTCAAATGGGCGCATGACCGAGCCGCCGAAATGGTCGGCATGAAGTGGGTGGGCGGTGAGCTTGTCCAAAATCCTGCCGCCGAATGGCAAATCACAGAGGGAACGCGCGAAATGATACGCGCCCAAGTGGTTGAAGCCATGCAGAACGGCGACAGCGTGCAGGAGTTGGCGGGTCGCCTGAAAGAATCCCATGCCTTTAGTAATGCCCGCGCCCGTACCATTGCCCGAACTGAGACGGCGATAGCGGATAACACAGGCAACTTGATAGGCTGGGCGGAAACAGGGCTTGTTGCCGGAAAGCGGTGGATAACCGCTGAAGACGACAAGGTATCAGAAATCTGCAACACCAACGGCAAGATGGGCGTGATTGGGCTGCATGAGCATTTCGCACATGGCGGCATGGCACCACCAGCGCACCCTAATTGCAGATGTACGGTCGTGCCTGTTTTGGCAGAGGATATGACAAAAGTTTAGTTTTTACTGGTGGTAGTGATGGGTTTGCCGCTCTCTTTACGGGGGCGGCTTTTTTTGGAGTACACAATGGCAAAGTTATACGCAGAAATCGCCAAGATGGAAGCGCAGGACGACGGTACCGTCAAAGTTTGGGGTTACGCCTCAAGCGAAGCGGTCGATTCAGACGGCGAAGTCATCGCGGCGGAAGCAATGAAAGCGGCTATTCCCGACTATATGAAGTTTGGCGCGGTGCGTGAAATGCACGGCTCAAACGCGGCGGGAACGGCTATTGAAATCAACGTAGAAGACGACGGGCGCACGTTCTTCGGCGCGCATATCGTTGACCCTGTTGCGGTTACGAAAGTCAAAACAGGCGTTTACAAAGGCTTTTCAATCGGTGGCAGCGTTACCGCCCGCGACGAGTTGAATAAGTCGCAAATCACAGGCTTAAAGCTGACAGAAATCAGCCTTGTTGACCGCCCTGCCAATCCCGATGCGGTGTTTACCTGCTTTAAGGCGGATAAACCCAAAGACGAGGAAGAAACGGCGAATAAGGACGACGAGCCAGCCGACAAAACCGATGAAACGCCCGACGACGATGCCGAAAAAGCGGACGGCGATAAGAAAGATGACAAAGAAGACGAAGCCGAGAAATCGGCAAGCGTGAATTTGTCCGAATCTGAAATCGCCATCTTGAAAGCGGTCTTGGCGAAAGCTGAGAAGTCGAAAGACGAGCCTGTCGCTAAATCGATGTGGCAAGTCAAATCATTAGCCGATGTGTTGGCGTCACTGAAATGGCTGATTGAGGACGCTATCTATGACGATGTGGACGCGGCTGTTATCGTGCAAATCAAAGAATCAGCGGGCAGCCTCGCCGAATCGCTGAAAGCCTTGACGGTAAGTGAAGCCGACAAGCTGGTCGATGGTTTAGCAGCCAAAGCCGATAAATCAGACGACCTTGCCAAAGCCGAATCGGCAGACGAACTGGCAAAAGCGCAAGACGCGCTGAAGAAATCGAATGACGCCCTTGCCAAAGCGCAGGCGGAAATCGAAAACCTGAAGAAACAGGCAGCACCGCCGAAAGGCAGCACCAAAGCCATCGGTAAGGCAGAAGATAACGGCGAAGACTCGTTGCAGGGTTTCCAGCCGATTGTAAAGAATGACGGTTCACTTGACGACGTGGCAACACTCGTTAAGGCAGCACAAGCAGGCCGTCTGTAACACCGCTTACAGGCGGTTTTTTTATTATCAGGAGCTATAAATGAACGTGAACCAACTCACACAAGAAACGATTGAGCTGATGAAGTCAGCACAAGCGAACGGCGAGCCGCTGAATAAAGGTTTTACTCAGCCGACCAGCTTTACAACCGGTCTGCAAACCTACGACCTTTCCGCCCCGTCGCAAAAACTCTATCCGGTATTGACCCCGTTGCGTAACCGTATCCCCCGCGTGGGCGGCGGTCGCACCATCGGTTCAAACTGGAAAGCCATCACTAATATCAACGTCGGTAATCAACGCGCTGGTATCAGTGAGGGTAAACGCGGCGGTGTCATCAACCATGAAATCGTCGAGCGTAACGCGCAATTCCGCGCCATCGGCTTGGAAAACCAAGTAACCTTTGAAGCAGACTATGCTGCGCGTGGCTTCGAGGACGTGAAAGCGTTGGCGGTTGCCCAAACTCTGCAAGCGACTATGATTGCTGAAGAAATGATTTTGCTGGGTGGCAACACCAGCCTGAAAGCAGGCGTTACCCCTACCCCGACTGCCGCAGCTTCTAATGACGCGCAGGGTAAAATCAGCACTTCCACCCTGTCCATCGTCTGCGTAGCTTTGGGCTTGCAGGCGTACTGGGACGTTGCCGGTGCGAACAACGGCGCAATCGGTCAAAGCCTGAACATCAAAACTGCTCAAGTCCCTGCCAAAATCACACGCCAAAATGCTGACGGTACTACCGACACATTCGGCGGCGGCTCTGCCCAAAAATCTGCGGCGGCTTCCGTTTCCGGTGTCGGCACGGGTAAAAAAGTAA